TGCCCCTGCCGCCTGCCCTCGCCGTCGGACCAGATCTCCAGCGTCAGCAGATGTTCCGCGCCAGCGTCGCCGTCGGTGGAATAATCGCGCGTTTCGAGATCGCCGAAGACGATCGCCGGCAATTGCGGCCGCGGCAGCAAGCGGTCGCGAACGCTATCGGCGCCGATGATCGTGGTCAGCGCCGGGTCGCTCGACAGCCGCTGATGGAGCGCCTTCACAAGCGCATTGGCCGCCGCCGTCATCGGGCTTCCTCCTCGCATTGGCAAACCAGATAGCGTGCCGTCTCGTCGGGGTCGCGCACCAGCTTGATCGCAAACACCCTGCCCCCCTTGCGCAGGCGCTGCCCGGTGACAACGTCCTGGCGATAAGCAAGCCAGATCCGGTGACTGATCCTTCCCGATTCGGCCCCAGCCTGTTCGCTCACCACGAACGAAACCGGCTCGATCCGCGCCCAGAGCGAGGCGGTCACCTGCCAGGTCACCGTCGCGCCCCCCTGTCCGTCCGGCAGGACCTGCGGCGCCTCGAGGTCGAGCCTCGCCGTCATCTGGCCGGGATCGAAGAAAGCGACCATCAGAGCCTCCGCATCCTGAACGGCGCGATCAGCCGCTCGTAGCCATCCGGAACGCCAGCCGGCTGCTGATCGGGTGAAACGACACCGCGGAAGGCGAACATATGGGCGATATGCACCAGCATGGCCCGCTTCAGCGTATCCGGCACGTCGGCGCCCGCCTCGCCGAAGCCGGCGGAAAAATCGATCTCGATGCCGTTGACCGCTTGGCCCGGCTGCGGCGGGCTTCTCAGCCACAGCCGTGCCGGGCGGCCCTGCCCATCGAGCAGATGATCTTCCAGTGAAACTTCAACAGCGGTGCCGTCGGCGCCGTAAACCGTAACGGTGTGAATCGCTTGCACCGGAAACCTGGAGATCCGGATGATGCCGTCGCGCGGCCATTGGTCGAGATAAAGCCGCCAGGTTTGCCGGATCAGGCAGAGCCCAGTTTCCCGTTCCAAATGCTCACAGGCGGTCTTGATCAGCGCGGACAGCAACTCCTCTTCATCGCTCTGGTCGAGACGCAGATGCGCCCTTACCTCGGCAAGCGTCAGCGGCTCCGCAAAAGGCGGAGTGGTCAGGGCATAGGTCATGGGGGTCCCTTCGGAGCGGAGGTCTGCGCCCGTCATCCCTTGCGACACGCATGGGATGACGGGCTGTCTTGGCTCTAGCGCATCAGGAAGATTGCGGTTTGCTAGCTGGCCGCGAACTTCACCAGCTTGATCGCCTCGAAATTCTGGACGCCGCCGCCGACCCGCTTGGTGGTGTAGAACAGCACATAGGGCTTGGCGGAATAGGGATCGCGCAGGATGCGCACTCCGGCCCGATCGACGACGAGATAGCCGGTGCGGAAATCACCGAAGGCGAGCGACAGGGAACTGGCCGCCACATCCGGCATCTCCTCCGCCTCGGCGATTGGGAAGCCCATCAGCGATGCGGACTGCCCGGCGGTTGCCGGCGGACGCCACAGATAATTGCCGTCGGCATCCTTGAACTTGCGGATGTCGGCCTGCGTCTTGCGGTTCATCATGAAGGTGCCGTTCTGGCGATGGCCGGCCTTCAGCGCATAGATCGCTTCGATCAGCGTGTCGGACGGGCCGCTCGCCTTCCAGGCGCCCGCAGCACCGGTCGCGATATAACCGAGATTGCCCCAGCTCCAGGCGCTGTCGGCAACCGTCGTATAGGACAGGAAGCCCTTCGGCTTGGCGATCCCGTCGCCGCGGATGAAGGCATCGCCCTCCTGCTCGGCAAAAACCAGGTCCACTTCGCCGGCGATCCAGGCCTCGATGTCGACTGCCGCATCGTCCAGCAGAGCCTGCGTCGCCGCCGGCATGGCGTAGAGTTCCATGGTCGGGAAGGCCAGTTCCGCCAGCTGCGCCGAATTCGTCTGCGGTCGCGCCGCCGTTTCGGCCACCCAGCCGGTCGCCAGCCCCGTCGTCGCAAACGGCTTCTTCAGCACGGCCGAAGAGACGGTCCGCACAGTGGAAAGGGCGCGCATCGGCGAAATGACCGAAATGCGCCGGCCGATCTCGGTATCGGTCTCGGGCGGCACCAGATAACCGCCGTCGGCGCCGGTGCCAGCCGAAAAGGCCTTCGCCTCCAGGTCGCGAAGTCCTGCCTCGTCGCCACGCCGCACATAGGCGTCGAAAGCCGTCTTGTGCTCGACGGCCTCTGCGGAAAGCTCGCCGCCACCACCGCCACGCCCCGCTTCGGATCCGAGCCGCGGCCGCGCCTTCTTCAAAACCATCTGGTCGAGCACCTTCTTCTGCTCGTCGACAGCACGGTTGATGCGGTCCATCTTGTCGCGCGTCACCACGTCGGCGGAAAGCTTCTGCTCGATCTCGCCGAGCCGCCGGTCATTGACGTCCTTGAAGGCCTCGAACGCCTCCATGAATTCGTCGAAGGCGGCCGTCACCGTTTCCGGCACTGCCTTGACTTCCGGCGCCGCGCTGCTCATGCCTGCCACTTGTTCCGTCATATCGCTTTTCCTTTGAAGGTTGACCTGATCATCATCTTCGCCGCCCGTCGCATCTGGCGGACAAGCTCGGTTTCCCGATCACGGAAGAACCGCGCATTCTTGACGTCGGAAACCCTGGCCGATGACAGCATCGGGAAGGTCACGACGGAAATTTCCCAAAGGTCGGCCTCGAGGATCCGCCGCACCCCTGTCTTGGCATCCGTGCGTGCCTTGACCGTCCTGAACCCGATCGACAGCCCGTCCAGGGCGCCGGATTTCATCAGCGCCAGGACCTCGCGGGAGCGGGCCACGCCGGGCGACAGCACGCCCTCGACATAAAGCCCGCGCGCATCCTCCCGGATCGTCTTCCAGGCGCCGATCGGCTCGTGGGGGTCGTGCTGGTAGAGCATCCGCACGCCGGTCGCGCCGCGGCCGACGAGCGAGTTCAGGAAAGCGCCGCGCTCGATCCTGTCCTTGCCGAGATCCACTTCGCCGAAAACGCTGGCATAGCCGGAAAACACCCCGTCGCCGGTAACACCCGAAAGTTCCAGATTGGCGAATTTGCGCCCGTTCGGGGTCGAGGCCTGGCGCGGCCCGCGGTAAGCGTGCATCAAGTATTCTCCTGAATTGAAAAGAAAGACCGCCGGCTCAGCCGCCGTTGGTCGAGCGGGCGCCGTAGCGATCGGCAAGCCGGGCCAGGGCGCCGAGCACCCACCAGGCACAGAGGCTGGCGCAAGCCGAGCCCGCCAGCATCATTTCGGGGCCGGACAAAAGGCCGGCAATGCCGAGCCGCGCCTCCAGCCACAGGCCTGTGGGCGAGCCGAAGATCAGCCCACAGCTGATGCCGGTCACGAAACGGCTGGCCGCCTCGCGACGGCTTTTCGGCAGCAGATAGATCAAGGAAATGCCCGCTCCCGCCGTCGCGCCGAACATCTTCGCCGCCCACACGCCAAGCATGGCGCCGGGATCGTTGCCGAGGTCAGCCATTGTTAATGTCTCTTGGTTAGGATGAATGAGTGAGACGACCGGATATCCGGATCGAGGCAGTCAGCCTGCCAGCGCAACTTCATGCGCCACACGAAGCGACGTGTATTTTCATAATTCGATGAATCGCTTGACCGGCCGACTTCGCAGGTTGAGTCAGGCACTTGAGAAGTCGAGTGAGCGGATCGGCGATGAACGCCCCGACCTTATTCGAAGCCTATGTCTTCATCCTTTTCGAGATCCGCTGGTCCCTGCCTCGCATGCAAGATCGAAACGATCATGATGCAGTCAGACTCGATTATGTAATCCAGATGGTAAGGCGCCGAAACAAAGCGTCGGACGTCCTTGGCCGGCGCGACGACGACCCCAACGTGGGGATGGTCTCCTATCAGCCGCGCAGCCTTCTTTATCTGATCCGAAAAGGCCACTGCTGTTCTGCGGCCGAACTGGGCCAGATATGCCCGTTCCCGCTCCACATAGCGTACCGCTTCTTGGGAGAAGCGCACCTTCATCAGGCGGCGTCCTCCTGGTTAAGGCGATCAAGCTCGGCGAATAGGTCATCCGCATCCACCGTTCGCCCGGCTTCTATGTCCTCACGTCCGCGGCGAATACTGAGCATTTCCGCCCCCTCCGCCATCAGATAATATTTCAGCGCCCGCACAATCACCCAGGATCGGCTACGGTCGGCCGTCTCGGCGATCTTCTCGATATCCTCGAGGATATCCATCGGCAGGCGCAGAGTGATCGGATCGGAAAGCACGGGCTTGTCGTCGGTCTTCTTGTCGGCCATTGGCGCATCCTTTGTAATACGGCGTATTACAAGATGCGCCGCATCCGCGTCCTGATCAATACCCCACCGCCTCGCGCTTCTCGTCGTCGCTGAGGAACCCCGCCGCGCCGACCCTTGCCCAGAGCGCCTCGCGCTCGGATGCGAGGCCGGCGATCCTGTCGAGATCCGGCTCCAGCCGCAGCGCCTCGCCGTAGCCATCCGAAAGCCAGGCGGAAAAACTGGCGGCGGTGCGGGCAATCAGCGGCAGCACCGTCAGCCGGTAGAAGGCCCGGTTCGCCTCCTGGTAATTGGCATAGGTATTGTCGCCCGGTATGCCGATCAGCATGGGCGGCACGCCGAGCCCGAGCGCGATGTCGCGCGCCGCGGCATTCTTTGCCTCGATGAAATCCATGTCCTTCGGCGAAAGCCCCATGGACTTCCAGTCGAGGCCGCCTTCGAGCAGCAGCGGCCGGCCGGCATTGACGGCACCGGCATAGCCTGCTTCGAGCTCCTCCTTCAGCCGCTCGTACTGGTCGGTGGAAAGATTGCCGCCGTCCTTCGGCTGGTAGACCAGAGCGCCGGAAGGTCTTGCGGAATTGTCGAGCAGCGCCTTGTTCCATTGCGCCGCGGCATTGTGCAGGTCGAGTGCGGCACCGGCCGCTCCCAGCGGCGAAAAACCGCAGTGGTCGTCGAGCGGGTGGAAGAGTTTCAGATGCAGCAGGCCAATCCCTTCCGTGTCGGCCGCCAGGCG